GAAATGCTTTACGTCAACTTGTGGTCGCATCCAAAGGTTTGGCCGCTTTTGGATGATGCCTCAAATGTTTTCTCAGAACGAAAGAAGGTTATCACCGATGCCATCTCCGGCGGGACCGCATTGCCTGGATCATACGCTACCGATTCGACAGCATTGGCCATTTATAGGGCACTTACCCGCGGCGTTACGAGCTACCCTTCGCCCACTCGCGTATTCACCCGGCGCCGCGAGTTCTCCACCGGCTATCCAAACCAGCGAACGATTGAGCCCAATCCGCGCTTCTACACCCGGGCAAGCCTGATTTCACTCTTTGCCATCCCGACCAGCGTGGCCGAACGCATCCCGCAAGATCCAACGCAGGCCGCGCCGTCGGGTTCGTCGTGGGGCTGGTTCCTTCGGCAGGATGACAGCGAAATCATTCCAGCCATTTCCAAAGTCCGCGAGACGTTGGATTTCATCTTCGGCGCGTGGGACGACTACTTCTTCACCAAGACAACGGAATAATCTATGGCTACACACTCACTCACGGTTCAAGCGACCTTTGTTGACGGCGCGGACAAGCTCACGTTTGCCGGCGTCACGACCGCAACTGCAACGCAGACCAACCCCGGCAGCGGTTCACCACGCGGCACGGCGACCACGACCAACGCGGCATTGGCAAGCATGGGAACCGTGAACACGGCAAACGATTACACCGTGATTCTGTGGAACAAGAGCACCACGCTTCCGATTCCGCTTTTTGACGATACTGGTTCAACTAGCCCGCGCGGATTCATCCCGGCTGCGATAAGCGCTAGCATGAACTACCCTACGATCCTGCACGTCGCGGGCGGCACGACGATATACACAGACATGGCCAGCGGAACGGCTGAATACTACGGCATCGCCTTCAACCGATGACACCCGGCATCCAGCTTGAGGAGTTGCCGGAGCGTTTCGGGGCCGAGACGTTTCGGCGAATGGTCATGCAACACAACGAGCTTGTGCGGCAGATGAAGGCCGTGACGATCATTCATTCCACGGATGGCGAGTCGGCCCAAACCAAGTTCGGAAACTTCCGGTTGGGTGGCGTAGTTAGTGAATCCTCAGCAACGGCAACCTGGGATTGATACATGCCGTCCGTCCCCTACCTGACCGAGACGCCGACGGGCGCGGACATGAACCGGATAATTTCCGAGTTCGACCGGCGCCTGTCCATTGCACACAACGGCAATTCCCCGTTGGTGCCATGCGTGCGCGGAAGCGCCATTGCAAACAACGCTGAACTGTCGCCGTTGTGGGATGACATGTTTGACCGGTCGCACGACTTGCTTGGCTACCGGTTCAGCTTCACATCCGGCAGCGCCACGCCTTACCACGCCCTCGCGGCTATTCAGGTCGGAACGTGGCCTGATTACGACCATGCGGCATTGCAAGCCATCGCAGCCGCGGCCACGACCACAAGTCAAAACGATGACCTCCGCATTGTCACTGTTACGACAACCGCGGACACTCAGAAGCTGGAAGGCTCTCTTGAGGCGCACACGCGACTTGCCACCACCGGACCAAACATCGGCGCGGAATACTTCATCAACGTAACCGGGCGGCCGCTGCGGTTCCATGAATACGCCGTGGCCGAGTTGGTATGCGAGGGAAAGACGACGTTCACCGTGCCGCGCGAGTGGGACCGCTTCGCCTGCTTCCGGGTCCACAACCTGTCCGGCACGGCAATGACCGTGACGGTAGAGAAGCTGAACCCGTCCGAGGTGCCCGACGTGTTTGAGGTTAAGCCATACGGTGTTCAAGCCTTCCGGCGTGCGGCGGACGGGTTTTACGACCGGACGCTGACCTACTTTTGGAGATGGCGTAACAGCAGCAATCGGCCCGTGTTTTTGGAAGCGGCCGGAGTTACTGCGGCTGGCTATTGTGTTCCCGAACAGAGCGCGCGGGCAAACCCACTGGCGCGGCCGTTCGGAATTTTGGATTGGTTCTCGCACTACGGGCTTAAGCTCGATCCTCGCGTGTTGTGCGACCAAGGCGCGCTTTACCCGATGTTTCCGCAGCCAAGCGAAGCGTCCTTCTTTGGCGACCTGATTCATTACCGCGGCGTCCTTTGGTCCATTGCTTATCCAACCGACACCGGACTCGCGCCCATTATCGGCAAGGGCGAGTTCAAGGGTTACGCCACATTGATCGGCGACTTCGCATCCATCGGCATTTCGGCCACGGAATCTAGCGGTGTCATCACACTTGCACGCGCAAGCGACGCAGACGGCGACGCGGCAAACGGGCTCGACGTATTCGCTCCGTCAACGAACTTGCTCAACGGTTCCGGTTTCCGTTCGTTCCGAACGCTTCCTTTCAACCTCGAAGCGTCCGCCTCGCTTCGATGGTCGCACCCGCCTTTCACCGCCGCCGTCACAACGAGCACGATCACCGTCAAGACGCTGACCGATGCCGACCCGGTGACATACTCAACAGCCACGGCCACGGTGCCACGGCTCGCCGTCTCGCCGCTCCGTCAATCCGTTGTCCAACGCGCGCGGACGTTGAACGTGGCCACCATAACCACGGTGCAGGCGCACGGCTTCACCGTCGGCCAGGTGGTGCTTGTCTACGGAGTCGGCGGCACTGGCTACAATGGGCAGGTTGAAATCACCGCCACGCCGACAACCACGACGTTCCGTTATGCGTCGCCGGGAGCAAACGAAACCACGATCACGGATGGCGGCGCCGGCTACGTCTACGGGACGCCCGTGCAAATCGCTCTGGATGCCTCGCCATCGCCTCCGGTGACGTCGGGAGTCCGTTGGCAGGGGACATGGACGCTAACGCCTTGCGGCTGGCGCTCGGCGTGGGAATACGAGGTTGCGCTGACCGGGCCGGGCTTGTTGGAAGATGCCGAGAACGCCTCCACCGACGGGCTGCTAGACGGCATTTACGACGACATCACGGCCGACGGTATCGCAATTCACCGCGGGCAAGTTGCAATCGTTGACCAAGGATGGCCGCTTGATACTGCGGCAACGGTGTTCAACGCAGGCACCGGGACGCCGCATTCGCTGACGCCGGCGCACTCGCGACGCTATGGAGTTCAAATCACCGATGGAACGCTAGGGAGATACGATCCCGGGTTTAGCGGATACCTTGGCGCGGCCGACGGCGCGGACCTACAAGTCGAGCAAAAGGACGTTGGCACCTTTTCCGGACTGAAGTCGCTTCGGTCGCTTACGTTTCGGAGGAATCCATTGCTGGTAGCGGCAACGCACAAGCTGGCGAACCTCTCGGATTCGGCCCACGTTCCAATACTGAAAGAGTCCGTCGCGCTCAGTGACGCGGAAAGCATCTTCGCCTTGCGCGCCAGCCTTGCGACCGAAACCGCCGAGATTCCAGCAATTGATCCCGACTCCGCTTTCCACATCCTGCCGCTTCTCGCGCATCATCACAACTTGCTAGCGTGGCACGTCAACGCTTGGACTCGCTGCGCTCCGCTTTGCACGGTGATGGATGTCATCATTGTTGGTGTGTATGACACGGACCTAGCGCAGGATGTTTACTTCACTCTTTCAACAATCCCTAACAGCTATTCGCCTGGCGACAAGGCTCCAGCCAAGCTAGTTGTTGGCTGGAATGGTTTCGACTATACGGCAACGCTTGAGCTGTCTGGCTTTACTGTAGAGACAGAGGCCGACCCGGAAGCAGCCGCACTGATTGCAACAGCAGACGCAGCCACGGCCACCGAATTTTGCGCGCAATCAAATCAATACCTAATCGACACGCTGGCACCTACTCCGCCGGACACTGCGTATTGGGGAACTGTTGGAGAGGTGTTCACAGAGGTGACACCTTCCGGAACGGCAATAAATACATACACTGACGCTGAGCAGGATATCCGAGACGGCATTGGTTTTTGGTTGGCACTTTACACGAAATGGCTGTCGGCAGATGCGATTAAGGCGTGGGCAGATGGCAGAAGGCTACTCTTTTCATTTGAAGCAAAGGGGATTCCGCAGGCGATTGTTGCCGAAGATGCGGAGGCCAATGAAATACTGCTCCCAGATTCAGAGCATGCGGTCGCAGAAATTACATGGACTCCGCCGCAAACGTGGGAAGATGTCGTTGTTCCGTTGAATTACAGATTCAGCTTCTGCCCAAAGTTCATACGGTGGAGCAACCAAATCACGGAGCCAAACTTTACTTGGCTTTCTGTCGCCTATCCGTTTGACCGGAATTACACCGGATTGACCGCAACCGACCCCCCGGATGACGTTTGGCAGAATCTCAATTCATCAACCGGAGAAGGCGGTCCAGATCTTGGCCCGCAAAACTGGACGGGCGATTACATCATCAACCTGCCTGACAATCCGGCCGGCGGGCAGCGTCAAGGGTCAGGATTGCTGGCCGGCATTTCAGCGCCTCACTTTCCTTCGCTGAATCCACCTCCGAACGGTCCAGACAATCTGACATGCGGCTACATCACCGACGGCCGGCCCGCGAGCATCCGCGCCTGTGACCGCGGAACCTTCCGCACCTACGCCATCGTCAACGTAACTAGCGACCCAACCGGAAAGCTAGTCACCGATTCGCGCTTGGTAGCGTATCGGCAATACGACATTCAATTCGATTCGTCTTGGATTTTTGACAGCATCGACAACGCTACTACCGGCACGCACGCCATACCTCGGACGCTGATTGCCGGCGACGGATCAATTCTGACCAAGAAAGTCCGGCCAAACACCGTCACCATTTTGGACCCAGGTGAACAAACCGGCATATGGCGCGTGTCCACCCGGCTCAACGTCTACCTAGACCTTCAATGACGATTGTGCGGAACGGCGTAACCTACACGCTAACTATCATTTCCCGCGTCAATTCGACGTGTTGCTGGGCTCAGGATCAATTTGGGGAGCGGTGGCGGGTATTGGCCCTGAGCCGATGAGGTCCGCGAGGCCTAGACAGTCGGAGTCGCAAGCGTGAACCCAAAACATCCACGGGGATTCCGCTCCATCTTGAGCCGCTGACACGACGCGCTTGTGCATCAATTCTCCGCCGGCATGGCTAGCATTTGCAAACACCGCCGCGCATTGACGGCACCGATACCAGAGGCATTTGGTGGGGTTCATTTGGTTTTCCTCAATAGCCTCCTAACCGCCTCCGCCTGCGTCTCGCCAGTGCGGCACAGCATCGGAACGTCGGCGGTGTAGACGCGGATTTGTTTCGTGGGCTCGCCAAGCAGCCTAGGCTGGGAAGGTGCGGACGATCTCGGATTGGCTGAGGAAGGCATCGCCGGGGCCGCCGGCGGTCTCGCGGATCAGGCGAATGGTCTGGCCGTCGGCGGACTTCTCAAAGTAGGTGCTGACGCGGCCGAAGGTCTGCCGAGGCGTGCCGTGCCCGGGGCGCAGGTCGTGGAGCTGCTGGGCAAGCGACGGCGCTTGCAAGCCGAGCAGGGTGCGGATGGCGGCGGCCTGCGTGGGGGCGAACTTGGCGAGGGCCGGCACGTCGGCCGCATAGGCGCGCACCATCTTGGTGGGCTCTTTCCTGGGCTGGCCGGGGCCGCGTTTGGTCGGGGTGCTCATGGGTGAACAGCGAAGGCGCGAAGGCGCGAAGACCTGATCACTTAGCGCGCACAACTTGGCCGCGCCTGATCGTCAAGCGACCGGCGGCCAAATCACATCCGCGGTCAGTCAGGGCCCATTTGCCGCCGCGCTGCTCGACCAAGTTGCTGGCCTCAAGTTGGCGATACATGGCGCCAGTGACTGGCAAGCCGACACTGTGGTTATGGGCTGCTTTTTCGTGACGGGATGTAAGTTTCATCGTTTGCATGGGCAATAGATATGCCCTGCCGTAATACTCGTCAACAAGTAATCGTTCATTGTCACACTTTTCTTTCGTTCACCGTCAACACCCGTTGACGATTTGACCCGCAGTTGCTAACTGTCGCGCAACAAATGACAGCCGAAGCGACACCAAAACAACGCGGACGGGGAAGATTTTCACCGACCGGAGGAAAAACTGTGCAAATTCGCGTAGCCGAAAAACTCGCGGAAAAGCTGAGCAAAAGAGCAAAAAGACGGAACACGACCGTTGCCGTTGTCGTGGCCGAAAAAGATTTCTGACGATTCATTGTTGACAGTGAAGCGCGCTTCGTGGATTGTCTCCACATCGGCAGGCGATAAAGCCCGCCAAAAACCGAAAAGACATGAGCACCAACTGGAGCAAGGAAACGGTGGCGAAGACTGAAACACGCGAGTTTCACGTCATTTTTAGCTACGGCCGCTGGTTGGCTCAGTATCAGCCCGTCAATCCAAAGACAGGCAAGGCTTGGCAAAGCAGCCGCGCAATCTTCAAGGGCGGTGTTCGTGCTTACGAAAACCAAGACTTTGGCTCTCGCGAAGCGGCGGTTGCCGCGGCCTTGGAACTTGCAAAGTAAACACGCCCAAAAACATGGACCTCCCCCTCCACAACCCTGACCAAGTGCATCCAGACCAGATCGGCGAAGGCTGGCGGCTGTTGACTCAAGACGAACTCAAAAGCCTGCCGTGGGATGCGGAGGTGTGGGCAAGCGGCGCGGAAGGCTGGCACTGGAAGCACAGCACCCGGCGCGGACGGTGTGGGATCAAGGGGTTCAGCTATCGCACCCGGATTGACGGAGCTTTTGATCGAAAGGAAACAGCATGAAGATCACTGAAGTATGCGCGGACGTTCTGGCCGCAATCACCGAGGCGAAGGCAAAGGTCGGCGAAATCACCGGGCGCAAGCCAACCGACATCAATGTGGCGCTAGAGCTTGGCTACGGATACGACGCAGAGGCGCAATGGTCGGTCCATGTGTTTGAGGCCGGCTATCAGAGCATCACGGCGACGGGTCAGGATTTGGAGCAGGTGCTCAAAGACATCGCGGCGAAACACGCGGAGCACCTGACCGGAGTGGGCTCCAGTGTGGAGCAGGTCAAGCGGTTGGCCGAGAAGCTCGGCGTCAAGGTGGAGGTGCTCGCGTGAAACTCCAAGCATCAGTCCCGTTCCGCGAAATCATCGGACAGCAAACCAACCCGCTCCGCGGCGCGTCCGCTGCGGCGAAGCAGTGCCACCCTAGCGGCTACGGCTGGGTTCCGAAGTTCCCGCATCGGCAAAGCCGCGCTGAGAAGGTCGCCCTGTATCGCAACAAGCGGGCGATTGGCCGGATCACGGACGATGCGTGGAAGGCGATTTGTGCGGACTACCCCGAACTGAAGGAGGCCAAGTGAAAAGTCGCAAACCCATTGATCCACTGCGCGGCCACAATTTCAAGGCCTTCAACGCCCGCTTCCGCGAAGTCCTGACCAAGCGCGGCCTCGCAGCGGAAGTCCGGGGCGCAACCGAACAGGCGGAACTGAACCAACGCAAGGCGAAGAAAGGAACGAAGTGAAAACCATCTGCGCTTGGTGTTCTGTCACCCCCGTCGGCGAAACCGTCTCGCACGGCATCTGCGCCGACTGTATGCGGTCGCACTTCCCCGACCTGGCCGACGAACCGGCCACCACTTTTCCCGACCGTGTGGCCGGGAACCCTGCCGAGGCTTCGGTTCTGGACTGTTCAGGGGTTGAGGCAGGGTGTTCTTTGGTTGCCTTGTGGAAAGACGACACACTTTTGGGAGCGGCGCGGCGGTTAGTCGCGAAGTGCATGTATGAGGGGACAAACGCCCCGGATTGTCTGCCGGGGATTGAGTTCGATGAACCGCGCCGCTCCCTATTTTCAAAGCGCAACCGGTTCCGACCGGGCGTGCTTGGGAACATGATGCTACGCAGCGGGGCGCTGAGGAGGGTCGCATGAGCAGGATCGGTTTCGAGGCTCGGATGCACCTTGTCCTATCGTTGCATGTCGGAATCCGCGCGTGCGTCTGCCGCATCAATGGTGTGTTGGGCCGTGGCCCGATCACTTACGACGCTACCGGCCGCTACGGGGTCGGCGGTCACACTTTCAATGCCGAGGATGTCGGCGCGGTCACAATCGAGCACGATGTCGTAACCGTTCACTTGGGAGAACTCGGATGAACCAAACCCCTTTCCCGGGGCTGGCCGCGAGGCCGGCGATTAAGGCAGCGGGCGACCTGCAACGGGTCGCGCAACCAGAGGGTCAACAGTAACGGACCGCTGAGGCCACATCCCACCAAATCCACACAAGACCAGCCCCGAAGATTTTACACCATGAGAACACCACCTGAGAAAGTCCGTCCCTACCACCTGCCAGAGAAAGAGCGAGGCCAGTTCCTTAACCTGTTCCACGAAGTCGGCCTTTGCGCCTTCGAGGTGAACTACGCCAACGGATGGTGGGAGCAGCGCCACAATGCGATTGACGCGACTCGTGAGATTGCGCCGACCATCTACATCGCCTGCCTTGGCCTTGTGACCAGCGAGGTTGCGGAGGCGATGGAGGCGGTCCGCAAGCATGACCCCGCGACGTGGGGAGATGCTGAGACAAAAGACACGCTAGTCCGCGAGTTGGCCGGAACCATCGTCCGCGTTATGGACTTGGCGCATCATCTGAACCTTCCGCTTGGCGAAGCCCTGCTTGCTGAGATTGAGGCCAACGCCAAGCGCGGGTTCATGCACGGGGGGAAGAAGGCGTAAGCTGGCTACCAGACAAAACATAAAACGAAGGCTGACAAATGAGCGAAACAGACAGCAGCGACAAGGCGGTGATAGGAATCTACTTCCTATGGCTTGGTGAGGAATGCGTCTACATCGGTCAAAGCCGAGACGTGCTAAATCGAGTCAAGAAGCACCGCACAGCATACGAGTTTGACAGGTTTAGCGTAATGAAGTGCGACGAATGGGACTTGAACGCGTTTGAAACGAAGCTGATCGCGTCTATAAAGCCAAAGCACAACAAGAAGGTGGCTCCCGGTATGGATTTCCCTGATATTCCAAAGCCACGCGCAATCGTTCCAAATATACGCGCAAGGATGGCCACGGCGCGGGAGCTGCTCGACACGGTGGTCCCCGCCTACCTGACGCCAATCCCAAGCGAGCGGGCGCTGGTCACCTGGTTTAAGCGATTTGGAGTTACAGGCCTCAAGGCCAACCCCTCGGCCATCCGTGGCGGCGGTAAGACTTGGTGGCACGTCGCAGACGTTGAAAAGATGCTCCGCGAGAAGGCAGGACTACTTGGCGCATACCACAAATCCATTTTCACCCCTTAGCCGCTCTGAGGCTCAACCGCTAGCAGGCCGATTTCCGGCGAAGGGGTGACAATTTCAACACAAACCGAAAGCACACATGAGCAAACTGAAAGCAAAAGCGCCGGAGCTTATCAAACCCGGCAAGTTGAAGGCGGTCCTGTTTGGGCCAAGCGGCGTGGGCAAGACCACGTTGGCACTGTCGTTTCCTAGCCCGTATTACTTTGACGTTGAGGGCGGCGCCAAGGGTCCGCAATACCGTGAGCTTCTGAAGGCTTCCGGTGGGGCTTACATGGGGCCGGAGGATGGCACCCTATCGTTTGACACGCTGATTGAGCAGATGCAGGCGTTGAGCACGGAGCAGCATCCCTACAAGACGCTCATTGTGGACAGTTTGACCAAGTTGTTTCAGACGACGATTGCCAACGAGAGCGAGCGCATCAGCCAAGCCGGAAAAAAGGATGAGTTTGGGGCTTCCAAGAAGCCAGCAGTCGCAGCCATGCGCCGGCTTGTGAAGTGGATGAACCTACTCGACATGAACATTTGGTTCATATGTCACGAAGTCCCGGAATGGGGCATGGTGGATGGCCAGCGAACGGAGATTGGTCGCGTTGAGGACGTGTGGGAAAAGCTCCGTTATGAGTTGGACCTTGCGATTCAAGCGACCCGTCGCGGCGCTTCCCGTTACGCCACAGTCAAAAAGACGCGGCTGCTAGCCTTTCCAGAGCAGGAAACATTCCCGCTCGAATACGCCGAGTTTGCTTCCCGCGCCGGCAAGGATGCTGTTGAGGCAGCCTCCGAAGCCATCACGCTCGCGCTGCCGGCCCAGGTCGCCGAGGTAAAGCACCTTCTGGAGATTGTCCGCATTCCTGAAGCGGACATTCAGAAAGGCTTTGAGAAGGCCGAAGTTTCCGACTGGTCCGAGATGACATCCGACCAAATCACCAAGTGGATCACGTTCCTGAAGAAGAAAATCAGCGCATAACACCATGACGTTTACACCCAAGACAGAAGCTCAACTCAAAGAGAAGAACCTCTGGCCAGACGGAAGCTACGACTTCCGCGTTCAAGAGGCAGAGGAAGGAATCAGCACGAAAGGCAATGAGCAGATCAAGCTCAAGCTGGTTATCTACAAAGGCGAGGCAAGCCGCTTCGTTTACGATTACCTGAGCCCGCTGATGGAGTTCAAGCTCCGCCACTTCTGCGAGGCCACCGGACTGCTTTCCAAATACGACTCCGGCCGACTCACGGCCGATGACATGATTGGACGCGAAGGCATTGTCCAAATCCGCACCGAGCCGGCCAAGGGTAACTTTGAGGCCAAGAACGCCGTGAAGGATTACGTCGTGAAGAAGGCCGACATCCGCCGGCCTGACACCAAGACGGCGAGCCTGCCGCTAACTGCGAAGCAACCGGCAAAGCCTGACGACGATGACGGTTCGGAAGTTCCATTCTAAACCTCAACCCATCACCCCATGAATCCTCCCCTATTCGGACCATCGGTAATCCAGTCGCTGCTAGAGCGACAGTCCCGAGAACTCGCGGCCAATTGCTGCACTGAAGCGGCCGATGCGCTGCTAAACTCTGAAGACGGAACGCTCTCCGTTTCCTTCACCTTCAAGCTCGCTAAAACGCACAACGCGGTTTGCTCAACACCGGCAGCCGGATTCTCCGTCCGCACCAAGATCGACGGCGAGGAAGATTCGGAGGCGATTGCGGACCCAAGCCAACCGGAGCTTTTGGAAGGGGGCGCGCGATGAGCAAAGAAACTGAACAATTCCTCGCACGCCGCGCCGCGTGGCTCAATCGCGCCGCTGACGCCATCCAAACTAACAGCCCGCTTCTGTCACGCAGCGAGGCTATTGAAGTCGCCAAGATCGCGCTCAAATCATGGCAGGATTTGCGCCCGTGCATTGAGTGGCAGGAAACCGCGGACTTTATCCAAACGCTATGAGGACACTTCACTTCTTCGTCTCCGGCCTGCCCAAAGGCCAACCGCGCGTCAAAGCGTTCAAGCGCGGAAACCATGCCGGCGTTTACGATCCTGGCACCGCCGATGCGTGGAAGGGATGCGTGCGCGCGGAGTTCAAGGGCCGGTCTGCGGAGCTTGTGAAACCCGTTTATATGGGTCCGGTCGCCGTCGCCATGCGCTTTGTTATGCCGCGGCCAAAGTCGCACTTACGGGCAAGCGGATGGGATTTGAAACCCAACGCACCGCGCTACGTGACCAGCAAGCCAGACGCGGACAACCTCGCCAAGGCAGTGCTGGACGCTCTGACCGACGTAAGCGCGTGGACCGATGATAGCGTGGTTGTAAGCCTGAACGTCGTGAAGACCTACGGCAGCGAGACAGGCTGTGACGTTCAGATTTCACCGCTGACGCAGGAGGTGGGCCGTGAGTGAGGTTGGTAACCAAGCGGCGGCGCGGTATTACGCCAAGGAATACGCGCCCGGCCGCTGGCATGTGATTGATCCGAGCGGCCTGCCGCTTTACGACAACGCGCCACACGGGAAAGACCGGCCGTTGATATTCCGCGATGAGGACGCCGCCCTGGCGTGTGCCGAGCGGTGCAACGTGGATGATGATGGGTGTGATGAATAGCGCAGCAACATGAACCCCATGCTCACCCTAGACCGAATCCGACTCCGCACCGCGGAACATTACGACGTGCCGCTGCACCTGATGCTGGGCAAGTCGCGGCAGCCTCGCGTGGCATTCCCACGGCAGGTTTCGCTCTACCTCGCGCGGACGAAGCTGGGGCTGACGCTGGAAGACATCGGCGCACAGGCCGGCGTGCATCACACGACCGTTTTGCTCTCAGTTCGAGCGGTTCAGAACAGGATCACAACGGAGCCGCAGGAGCGGGAGCGGGTTGAGCAACTGGCGGTGAACATTACACAAGCAATGACTGGAAACGAATGAACAACCGAAAACAGAATTACGACGAGTTTGTAGCATCGAAGGTCAGGAAAGCTTTTGACACTGGCTTTGAGCACAAGCCTTTCACGGCATCGCTGTTTGAGTGGCAAAAGCGGATTGTCGCATGGGCGGTGAAGAAAGGACGCTGCGCCTTGTTTGAGGACTGCGGGCTAGGCAAAACCATCCAGCAGATCGAATGGGCAAACCAAGTGCAGCAACACACGGGCGGGCTTGTGATTATTCTCTGTCCGCTGTCCGTGGCGCAGCAAACGCAACTGGAAGCGGAACGGTTTGGATTCCCGAAGGTTCACCGTTTGAAGGAACGCGAGGACGTTCCAACATCGGGCCTTTGCGTCTGCAATTACGACCGATTGGACAAGTTCGAGGACGTGCAATTTGCCGGCGTCGTCTTGGATGAATCGTCCATTTTGAAATCCTTTGATGGAAAGTTGCGACGCTACATCACGGACCGATTCAGCGCCACGCCGTATCGGCTCTGTTGCACGGCAACGCCAGCACCAAACGACTTCACGGAGCTTGGCCAGCACGCCGACTTCCTGGGGATCTGTTCACCGGCTGAAATGCTGGCGACCTACTTCATCAATGACACGTTTGACACTGGCACCTGGCGGTTGAAAGGGCACGCGGAAGACCTGTTCTGGGAATGGGTGTCGTCGTGGGCTGTGTGCATCTCCAAGCCTTCCGACATCGGCTTTGATGATGCTGGCTTCGCGTTGCCTCCGGTCAACACGACCATCATAAATGTGGAGTTTGAGGAAGCGCCGGACTTTGAGACGGGCGAACTGTTCAAGTCCAACGAAGTGTCCGCGACTGAGCTTCATTCTGAGCTTCGCAAGACGATGAAAGAGCGCGTGGAAGCGGCTGCCAACATCGTCAACAAATCGTCGGACCCGTTCGTTGTGTGGTGCGAGGCTAACGAAGAAAGCGAACTGTTGGCGTCTATGATACCGGATGCTGTTGAGGTTACCGGATCAATGTCGTCGGACGTGAAGGAGCGCAACCTACTGGCGTTTAGCAGCGGGCAAAAGCGGGTCATCGTCAGTAAGCCGAAGTTGGCTGGGTTCGGGCTGAACTGGCAGCATTGCTGGAATGAGATATTCGTCGGCCTGTCTCACTCGTTTGAGAAGATGTATCAGGCCGGAAAACGGATTCATCGGTTTGGCCAGAAAAAACAGGTCAACCGTTACATCGTCCAAACCCGTCGGCAGGAATCCATCCTCAAGACGGTAATCCGAAAGCAGATTCAGCACGAATCCATGCGTGCGTTAATCAACAAGACCAAAAGCCAACTAGAGGGAGCATCGAACATCGTGACACTCAAGACAGACATTGAATCGGTTTCAGAAGGAAAGTGGACCGTCTACAACGGCGATTGCGTCCGCGTCGCCAGCACGCTTGCCGACGAGTCCATCGGATTCAGCGTGTTCAGCCCGCCGTTTGCCGACCTGTTCACCTATTCGTCGGACATCCAAGACATGGGCAACTGCGGCGGACTCGACGAGTTCATGGTTCAGTTCGGATACCTGATCGACCAGTTGCATCGCGTCACGATGCCGGGCCGCGAGTGCGCGGTTCATTGCTGCGACCTGCTGGCGACCAAGTGGAAGGATGGCAACATCGAACTGAAGGACTTCAGCGGCGCCATTGCCACGGCGTTCCGGCAACGCGGCTGGCTGTTTCATTCGCGCATCACAATCTGGAAGTCGCCGGTCACCGAAATGCAGCGCACCAAAGCACACGGGCTGCTCTACAAGACGCTGCGGACCGATAGCAGCAAGAGCCGCGTCGGAGCGCCGGACTATCTGCTGGTCTTCAAAAAGAAAGGCGACAACCCGAAGCCAATCACGCACGACGAAACATCGTTCCCGCTGAATTTGTGGCAGGAGATCGCATCGCCCGTCTGGATGACGGTTAACCAGGGACGTGTGCTCAACGGAGAAATCGCGCGGGAAGATGCCGACGAGCGCCACATCTGCCCGCTCCAGTTGGATGTCATCGAACGCGCCTTGCACATGTGGAGCGCCAAGGATGACTTGGTGTTCTCACCGTTCACAGGCATTGGTTCGGAAGGCTATTGCTCGGTCAAGATGGGCCGGCGCTTTGTCGGATCGGAGTTGAAGACGAGCTATTGGAAAACAGCCATAGATAACCTCCGTCGGGCAGAGGTTGAAGCGAAGGATCTGTTTTCTTGAACAACCCTCACCGCATTACACAAGCAATGGAGGCAAAAGCATGAGCGACACACCAAGCAAAGAACCAGTTCTTGAAGCTGGTATGCTAACCTACAGCCAAGAAAACGACTGCTGCGATGACGGCACAATTGGCCAGTTC